AAGACTCTGCCCACATCAACAACGCTGCGACGCTCCTGAAGCTCAAGGGCGGCAAGATCTCTGGCCAGTCCCAAGAGGTCGAAGTCACACAGGTTGTGGAGATCGAGGGTGCCCCGGGCGTGGACGACGTGCGCAAAATTGCCATGCCGATGCCTTTCAACCCCCCATCGCCGGTGCTTTTCCAGCTTTTAGGCTGGCTGACCAACGCCGCCAAGGGCGTGGTGACCACGGCCGAGGAAAAGATTGCCGACGTCAACTCCAACACCCCGGTCGGCACCACGCAGGCGCTGATTGAGCAGGGCGCGGCCGTTTTCAGCTCAATTCACGCCCGTTTGCACGAGTCTCAGGGCCGCGTGCTCAAGGTTTTGAGCCGAATCAACCGCTGGTACTTGGACGACATGCAGCGCGGCGAGGTTGTGGAGGATTTGGAGATCAAACGCGAGGATTTTGCCCGCGTGACCGACGTTATTCCGGTGTCGGACCCTCACATCTTCTCTGAGACCCAGCGGATGGCCCAAACCCAAGCGGTGATGGCTGTCATGAAGGACAACCCGGAGATGTTCAACAAGAAGGTGGTGATCCAGCGCTTCTTGAAGCAGATCAAGGTCCCCGGCATCAACGAAATCATGGTTGACGTGCCCTCGCCGGTCAAAATGGACTCGGCCAACGAGAACGTGGCCATGGCGATCGGCCAAGGAGCCTACGCCTACCCCGAGCAGGACCACCTTGGCCACATCCAGTCCCATTTGGACTTTGCCAAAAACCCAATTTTCGGTGGCAACCCCATCATTGCGCCTGCGTACCTGCCAAAAGCGGTTGAGCACATCAAGCAGCACATCGTGCTCTGGTACCTGAACCGCATGACGGGCTACGTCCAGAAGGCCATGGGCAAGAAGCTGCCGGACTACGACTTGCAGAAGGACCCCAAGGCCATCGACAAGCTGTACGCCTTGGCCTCGCAGCACGTTGAGATGGATGCCGACCAGACGCTCAAGGGCATCATGCCGGTCATCCAGCAGTTGGTGCAAGGCCTGCAGCAGTTCAAGCCTCAGCCACAGATGACGCCGGACACCAAGGTTCTGCTGGACACCAGCATGGCCGAGACCCAGCGCCGGGCCAAGCGCGACGAAGCCGAGATGGGCCTCAAGGACAAGGAGCTGGCCGCCAAGATCGAAATGGACATGGCCAAGCTGCAGCAGGACCAGCAGCATGCAATGGAAGACCTGCAGCTCAAGCTGGCCATCGCCACCGGCGACCGGGACATGAAAGAACGCATCGAAACAGCCCGCCTAACCCGCGATGCGGCGAAGCTCAATTTTGAGCAAGTCAAGGCTGAACCAACCCAAGGAGCTAACTATGGCAACCAGTGATCAGGAACAGAAGAGCGTGCAGGTTCCCCAGCACAAGCGCATGGCAATGGGCGAGAAGCTCGACGGCCAGAGCATGAAGGGCGGTAGCGCCCCAACCAAACAATCCGGAGGTCTGTCACAAGCCAAGAAAAAATGAGAACCCTCTCTGACTTGATCGGTGGAATTAAGGCTAAGCAGGCTGAAATAGCCTCGTCCCTCGTTGCTGGAAATGCGACGAACTGGGAGTCTTACATTCGGCTGGTCGGTCACAACGCGGGCCTACAAGAGGCCCTCGACATCCTAAACAACCTGATGGAAGAAGACAAAAATGAGTAACCCGGTAGCTTCTAACGAAGCTGAGATGGCTTGGGCATTTCCGAGCGTAGATCCCGGTGCAAAACCTCTTGGCGGACGTATTTTGGTACAACTCCGCCGTTCAAAAAAGGCAACAACTGCATCTGGGATCATCTTGGTCGAAGAGACCAAGGAAACCGAAAAGTGGCAAAACATGGTGGCAAAGGTCATTGAGATTGGCCCACTGGCGTTCAAGCATCGTGACACGATGGCATCTTGGCCAGAGGGATCTTGGTGCTCCGAGGGCGACTTCATTCGCGTCCCCAAGTGGGGCGGCGATCGCTGGGAAGTCAAAGTCCCCGGCGAGGATGCCCATGAAGACTCCGCCCTGTTCATGGTCCTGAACGACCACGAGGTGATCGCAAAGCTCACCGGTGACCCACTCGCAGTGAGGGCCTTCCTATGAGTACCGCAGACAAGGAAGAGAACATCAGCGTTGTCGAGGAAAAGGACGGTTCCGTCACGGTCGACCTCCCGGACCATTTGGCCGGGGACGAAGACAGCGGCCCTGAAAACCATCAGGACGCCGATGGTGATGTAGACCACCCAGACGACACGGACGCAGTGCGTGAGGCCCGCCGCAACCGCCGCCGGGCCAAGAAGGAATACATCAAGCGCACCAACGAAGAGAAGGACCAGCGCCTTGGCCTGCTGCAGCGCCAGAATCAGGAGCTGATGGAGCGCCTGTCCGTCGTTGAGCGCAAGACCCACGGCGCGGACATGGCCCGTTACGAGAAGGCCATGGAGGACGAGGAGTACCGTCTGCGGTATGCCCAGCAGAAAATGCAGGAGGCCACAGACAACTCCGACGGCACGGCGTTCACCAAGGCCCAAGAGCTTTGGTACGACAGCCGCCGCAAGCTTGAGGCAATGAACAGCTACAAGGAGCAGGTTGCCCGGGCCGGTTCAACTGAATCAGCGCCAGCCAATCCCAAGCTGGTGAGGTTGGCCAACGGCTGGATGGAGCGGAATTCTTGGTACGACCCCGAGGCGGGCGACGAGGATACCCAGATTGCCAAGGTCATTGACAATCGTCTGGTTGCCGAGGGCTGGGACCCCGCAACTCAGGATTATTGGGATGAACTTGACAACCGCTTGCAAAAGCGCCTACCACACCGTTATACTCGAAATACTGACGAGCCCTCCAGAAGGAGTCCCCGAAGTGTGGTTACAGGATCGAGTCGTGAATCGTCCGGTCGCGTTAATGGCACCCAATTTGTTTTGGAACCTGAACAGGTCCGAGCAATGAAGGATGCCGGTTTTTGGGATGATCCCGAAAAACGCAACCGGATGATCAAACGATACGCAATTGAAGCCCGCAACAGAAGGAACTGAACATTATGGATTCTCGTCTCAAGAAAACCCTCAACGCAGGTGGCCGTGAAAGCCGATCTTCACAAGATTTGTCACGAGCCGCCCCCGAAGAGGCGTTCATTTCAAAGCAGGAACGTCGCAAGATGTGGAGCGATGAATGGACACAAAGTGCGCTGCCGAAGGTTCCGGATATTCCGGGATGGCATCTTTGCTGGTTATCGACCACCAACGGTTACGACAGTATTGATAAGCGGATGCGACTGGGGTATGTTCCCGTGAGAGCGGATGAGTTACCCGGGTTCGACAATTACCGCGTAAAAGCTGGCGAAGACATTGGTTTTATCGCGTGCAACGAAATGCGCCTGTACAAGCTCCCAATGGAGCTCTATCAGGAGGTCATGACGGAAATGCACCATGAGGCACCCAAGGAGGAGGCGGACAAGGTCCAAGTCCAAATTGAGCAGCTTCAAGGCAACCGCGATAGCTCAGGCAGGAGTCTGGGAAGTGTTGAAGGCGAAGGCTTTGGCAATTTGAACCGAAACGTCCCAGCACCCGTGTTTTACGGGTGAGGACTTTACAAAGGAGTTAGACATGAGTGCAACCTCTGCTCCGTTCGGCCTGCGTCCTTCGTTCCACCCATCGGGTCTGGATCGCGCTGTGGCGCTCGCTGGCGGTATTGTTTCCGGTTATTCAACCGGTATTCTCAAGGGTCAACCTGTTGCCCTTGACACGTCTGGAAACATCATTGCTGCTACGGCTGGCAGCGCCTACCAAGGTGCTTTTGCTGGCCATGAGTTCACCGATGTGACTGGTCGTCGCTTGGTCAGCAACCAGTGGGTGGCGAACACCGCCTACCAAACTGGCTCGCAAGTGACCTACTACTACTCTGACCCGAATATCGTTTACGACATTCAGGCCAACGGTAGTTTGGCACAAACCTCGATTGGCGATCAGGCCAACTTCGCAAGCATCACCGCCGGTTCCACGACCACGGGCTTGTCGCAGTGCATGATTTCCACTTCGTTGGCTGGTTCGGGTGCTGTCGGTGATATGCGTATCATCGGCCTGTCTCCCGCTGTTGATAACGCTTGGGGCGATGCGTTTACTGTGGTGCAGGTTCAAGTGAGCCGCAGCCAGTTCGTTGCTACCATTAACGCCTTCTAAGGAGTCACAAAATGGCAGCACCAATGCGCAGTACGGACTTCCGTTCGATCGTTGAACCGATCATGAACGAATGCTTCGACGGAGTCTACGATCAACGTACCGACGAATGGTCACGGGTTTTCCGTGAGCAGGACGGTATCCCCCGCAATTACCACGAAGAACCCGTCCTGTACGGTTTTGGCGCGGCTCCCCAGCTGCCTGACGGCACCCCCGTCAGCTACCAGCAGGGCGGCGTGCTCTTCTTGCAGCGCTACGTGTACAACGTGTATGGCTTGGCCTTCGCGTTGACCAAAGTGCTGGTTGAAGACGGCGACCACATCCGTATCGGGCAGGTCTATGCTCGCCACTTGGCTCAGTCTCTCATCGAGACCAAAGAGACTCTGTGCGCGAACATCCTGAACCGTGCGTTCAACAGCAGCTTCCCCGGCGGCGACGGCGTGTCTCTGATCAACACCGCTCACCCAATCGTGAACGGCACGTTCAGCAACCAGTTGGCCACTGCGGCCAACCTGAGCCAGACTTCTCTGGAGCAGATGCTGATCCAAGTGCGTCAAGCTGTCGACAACAACGGCAAGAAGATCCGTCTGGTGCCCCGCCAATTGGTGGTCGCCCCGGGCAACGTCTTCCAAGCCGAAGTTCTGTTGAAGAGCGTCCTTCGGTCCGGTACGGCCAACAACGACCTGAACCCTGTCAAGTCCATCGGCTTGCTGGACGAAGGCGCGGCCGTCATCAGCCGTTTGACCAGCGCTACCGCGTTCTGGGTCCAGACCGACGCTCCCGAGGGCATGAAGCTCATGATGCGTCGCAAGCTGGAAAAGACCATGGAAGGCGACTTTGAAACCGACTCGATGCGCTACAAGGCCACCGAGCGTTACATCCCCGGGTTTACCGACCCGCGTGCGATGTTTGGTACCCCGGGTATCTGATACCCAAGGGCTCTGGCGGGGAGCCATAATCCCCGCCGCTTTTCAACATTGGTCAAACTTTTCAAGGAGCAGACCATGCCTCAATTTTCAGATGACCTCTTCTTGGGTTCGGCGCAAGGCTATCAAGGCATTGACACCTACCCAAATTCCGCTACGTTTACCGGCTCCATTGCCACGACCGTGCTGACCGTGACCGCAATGCTCTCTGGTGACCCGATCACCGTTGGCATGTGGCTTGGCGGTGCAAACGTGGGTACAGCGGCCTACATCACTGCCTTTGGCACTGGTACTGGCGGCGTCGGCACTTACACCGTGAGCGCCTCGCAAACCGCAGCAAGCGCGACCGTCGTTGGTGCAGGCAATGCCCTATTGGGTGATCCGTCTCCAATGGACGTGGGCGTTGGTCCTTTGGGCCGCGTTTACGTTTGGGACGTTGTGGCTCAGGCGCTGGTGGCAAGCAACATTGCTGCTTCGCAGACCCCTGCTGCTGCTGGCGCATTGACTTTGACCGCTGGCACTTCCGTGACCTCTGTGGTTCGTTCTGACGGCACTACTGTGTTGCAACTTGACTGCCCTCGCGCTGTCAGCGTTACGACTGGCGCTGGCTCGCCAACAACGCGCAACCTTACCGTGTCTGGTTACGACTACTACGGTCAAGCCATGAGTGAAGTAATTGCTTCAAGCGGTACTGCATCTACTGCGGTGAATGGCAAAAAAGCCTTCTACCAAATCAGTGGGATTACAGTTTCTGGCGGTACTGTGGTGGCAATTACTGTTGGCACAACCGACATCCTTGGCTCACCTGTTCGCGTCTTCGACTTGGGCTACATCGTCCACGCTGGCTACAACAACACCTTGGCTGACAACGCTGGTACTGCTGTTGCAGCCGTCACCGCTACCGCGACCACCACCACCGGTGATGTGCGTGGCACGTTCGTTCCTGCCTCTGCTACTGACGGCATCAAGCGCTTGGTCATGACCATCGCCCTGCCTGCAATCGCAGTGGGTCCCAACGCAACCCGCATTGGCGCTTTTGGCGTCACGCAAGCCTAAAAGGAGAGCGACATGGGTCAATTCAAACCAATGGTCAAGATGGAGACCACCGAGCCCTCAGTTGAGCTCAAGCTCAAAAAGGGTGGCAAGGTAGCCAAGAAGGCTGACGGCGGCATGATGGGCTCTCCAGCGGCCTCTATGCCCCCTCCTATGCCTGCCCGTGGCGGAATGATGGGCGCTAAGGCTCCCATGCGCCCGCCTCTGGCTATGCGTCGCCGGGCGATGCGCGGCATGCCTTCCGGTGCCGGTCCGGCCGGTCCAATCGGCGGCGCTGCTCAAATGCAGGCCTCAATGCCTCCTTCAATGCCGCCCCCGATGCCTGCCGCTCCGATGAAAAAAGGTGGCAAGGCTGACATGAGCCAAGACAAGGCCATGGTCAAGAAGGCCTTCAAGCAGCACGACATGCAAGAGCACAAGGGCGGCAAGGGCACTACTCTCAAGCTCAAGCACGGCGGCAAGATGGCCACTGGCGGCGTAGTGAACGGCCAAGCTGGTTTTGCCACCGGTGGAGTTGCCAAGTCAAATGCTGGCGGCTTCAAAAAGGGCGGCAAGATCAAAGGCATGATGGACGGCGGAATGGCCGGATCCGGGATGATGGATGATGGCATGCCA